GCTAGAATAAAATGTCGAATACTAGACCACATAGTGGTATAATATCCAACTACTCCTTTATTATTAAGAGCGATGTCTATGGTTTCTGAAACCAAGAATGCCCACCGAACCCAACAAGGGCGTGTGGACAAACTTGCAGAAAGCAATGATTGACATCGGTGGACGAAAGATTTCGCCTAAGATTAACGTTATTTCAATGGACGTAAAATCTCAGTAATTATAAAGCAAACCATAAATCTTTATAACTGGTGGAAGTTTTAAGTACTTCCATACTGTTGACATTAAGTATGTCAACGCACTTTGGCCTTTAAGGAGCCACTCTAAATAGGCACTACACCTGCCATGATACTCACCATAGGTGGAATAGAAATGAAGCAACCAAAATTGCAATCATCTCCACCTGCCCTGTGAATACCAACGGTAGGTTCTATGTTAAGTGACAAATTAGTCACAGACACAACCAATTTACTTCTACCACTAAATACTGGAGTAGATATATTAGGACTAGCTACATGTTCCCAATTCACTCTAGAATGCATCATATTATACTGAGGCACTTGTATTTCTGCGCACAAATTCTGACCTAAATGAGAATATGTGCGTAAAATATTTGAAGTGCTAACAGCTGTATTACCTGCTAAACCCAGACCATTTACATCTGAAATGTTTGAAATGGACAAGGTATTTACAGGAACAGCAAACAATGAAGCAGAGAATGAATTACTTGAACTAGATCCTAAAGCTCCCGCCATATTGATTTTAAGCCTTACCGATCCCCTACTAAATAAATAAATTGAGGATAGTATGGTATATAAATCTGCTACTTGGGACGAAGCAGGATTAACTGCAGCATCAAAGTAAACAGGAGTGTTAAATGGAGCTATATTCAAGTATTTATTAGCTGCACCAGCAGGATTTTGATAAGGTAAAAAGTTAAAACTTTTTAACATTGTTCTAAAAGAACTAATCTTTTCTCCTACACAAGCCGCAGCATTTAAATGATCATCCGAACTCATAGCAGAAACACCTAATGTGGTGTCTGTCATTGCACAAGCAGAGTTAGTATTCGAAAAACCAGCTCCACTTTGTGGAACAACATTCACTGCAGGAGCATGATTGAGTTGTCTAGGTACAGCAACTTCAAAATCAGGTCCCGCTGATATTTCAACAATAATAGGAATTTCATTAGGAACAGTGGAAGGTCCTGTAAGAGGATCTATTACATAAATCTCTATAAGACCAGTACTGTTACCATTTCCCACCAAAGTATTTCTAAATGGAGTAGATGATATATAAGGAACTGTTAAAGTGACCATATTGGTCTCTCTTATATCTACTATATGTCTGTGCGTGAAAGCAGACAATGGTAGAGTCAAGTTCCTTGGAGCTGAAGAAATATCCTCAAATGGAGCAAAACAAATTGCTAACCTACCAGAGTGGAAATTAGTTTTCACAAACTTAAATGTGTAAACAATAGATCCTCTCCAGTAAGTAAAATATCTCGAAACAAAATCAATTGGTTTGTAGTTGTTGGCAACAACACCTCCAAAAGCTAATGTAAAAGTATTGACATTTTCCAATGGACAGACTTCCTTAGTCATCTTTCTAAGACCAATACCATCATTAAAACTCCACGTGATTAACTGATCAAATGCAGGAATAGAAGCAATGAATGAAAAATCCATTTCATCAGTGTTCGTTCCAGAAAAACCAGGTAAAACATGGAGTTGATTTTTGGAAGACAATGAAAGCATCTGCGAGTAATCAACAGCATCTACATTACAATAATCCTGCAAAGTAGATCTGTAAATTCTCTTAGAAGGTTCCATTGATGCTGGTCTAGACCAACCAAAGACCATTGCAGTCTTGGCCAATCTCTCGGATAACCAAGAAATTCCAGTAGCATAGTCTCCAATAAAAGGAACTTTGGAGAGAGTGCCCGACGCCTTAGAAATTAAAGACAGAGAATTAGACAATGGTTGCACACCGATTGCCTTTGCTTCTCTATCTGTATTACTAAATCCAGCTCCAGATTGAGGAACTGTGACTCCAACTAACTCTATATCTTCAAAATGACCCCAAATGGTATAACCAGCTGTCTGGTTTACAATACCATTTAAAGTAACATAAGGAAAAAGAGTAAGATATCCTAATGATCCGAAAAGTTCAGCACTAGATTGGCCAGCCAGTGGATAAAAATTTTTGCTAGACACATATGGTACTCTAAGTACTACATGAGTGTCGCAGGCTAAATCTAATTCCACTCTCGGTAAAGTAGATCTCTGAACTAAAGATTGAACATGAGGATTATAATGAGTTCCAACCGTGGCCGCGTTGATCCCAGTACCTCCTAAAGGAACCCACGTAAGCATATACCTACCTTGTTGAAAAGGATTGGCATTGACTTGTAGCCTGAAAACCATTGTTGCCCTAATACCTAAATAACCTTGCAATTTATTATTAATTGTTGAAAAGGTTTGAATTAAAGTACTAGGCATAAGCATAGAAGGGAATGATGATACAGTATCAGCATTTCCCAGCGTACTGCTTTGCAATATGACTGGTTTAGACAGAAATGTCTTAATGTCTTGGTTGAAATTATCAGATGATGATGAGAACATCTTTTGATAGATGGACGCAGGATTGTCGATAGAACTGGTAGTAATACCGGCATCATCATTAAAAATAGTAGTTGCTTGCACTTCAGAAGTAGCAGAGGCTTGTACGTTAGTTTGAGAGAAATTATTCCCGCTCTCTTCGGGAGTGTTGTTTGTATTGGTAGGCCAGAAAATTAAGATCAAACGACGTCTGTACAACGCTTGAAATTTGGAGGATTGGTGTTTAGGAGGACTGCTCCAAAGGACACCGAAACTAAATAGCACCTTGACAATTCTATAGCAATACAATCATGATTTTACTCCATATATCATGAATGCAAGATCACATAGAATCCTTGATTTCTCTACACTTCTGGTCTTCCCATAAAGTGTCACATTCCTTATACCGCAGTAATCACGTGGTGTTGGTCACCACCCTCGGCTAATTACGTCTAGACGAGACGAGTGTAAGTCACTACCTTTACTAGTTTAAAGTCATAGTAAGGACATTGCTTCCTTATAGGAAGAATGTTCGAGAGTTTAGAACCTCAAACATTCTAGAACTATGAGACATAATCCATGGTTCAGAAGGCTGAATCCCAGGGAAATGTCTAATTGTTTCATTAACCACAAGTGATACATAATTATCATATGCCTCTTTGCCATGTAAACTGGCTTCACGAAGAGCTGTAATTACGTTTTCAACAGTGATCTTATCTCCTTCAGAACCCTTTTTTGTCCATTCTATCATTTCTTTAATAACAGAAAATCTTAATGGTGCAATGAAGGCTCCAACTAAAGGTTCAAATTTAAATTTTCTTTTTAAGAATTCAATTTGTTCCAAAGAACGAAAAGGTTGCTCTAACAAAGCCTCCTTATCTTCAGGAGTGTAAATTAGTCCAACTTCCGCCATGAGTGGAGGCAAAGTTAGTTCATTAAAATCTCTATACTGTGGATGAACAGAGAAAATATTATCATCGCCCATAACTAGCAATTTAACACAAGTTTGAAAGCGAGGACGAGATGGATCTTGTCTATACCAACAATATCTAAAAGCAAGAGAATTGTATAAACAATTGAGTAGTGTCGTAAGCGGGTTACCGCTTGGCATACCACCAACCCAATCGTAAACAATACCTCTGTAAACATGAACAGAGTTCGTAATACAAGAAAACAGGGATCTTCGAATGTGATCAGTTGAAGGGTCTTCATACCAACCATTAATTAATTCTAAGATCAAAAGTTGCAATCTAGGCAAATGA